CCTGTGGTTATACCAAAGGCGGTAATAAACTACTTCGTGAAAGGAGAACCAGTTGAAGAATTTATTAAATCTGATGGAGACATCAGGGACTTCCTTATGAGCCAACAGGTTGATAAGAAGTTTGAAGCGTGGCACGGGGAAAATCGAGTGCAGCGCATTAATAGATTCTATGCAAGTACCGATGGAGCATATCTATTTAAAAGAGATAAGGAAGGAAAAGAAGTCCACACTCTTATGGATTTGTTCGATAAGGCACAAAATATGCTAACTAAATCAGGAGTAACAATCTTGAATCAGTTATACGATACCACTGCAGAAGGTCGTAAGATCAACTACAGGTACTATATCAGCGAAGCCAAGAAGATTATTTCTGACTTTACTGAACAACAACTAGAACTATTTTAATATGATTATTGAAGTAGACACAAAAATCCTGGACGCGTTTCCAGGTCTCAATTCAAATCAGTTAATTTTCTTAAGTATGATATTGGGTAAGAATCAACCAAAATATCAAGACGTCCGCAAATTAGTCAGCCTTATAAGCGACGAAGAAATATCATACTTAATTACTCAAGAACTAGTAACCGCGATAGAGAGCGGTGAGTCAATTACATATCAACCTACAGACAAGCTTATATCTGCGGTTAAACCTGAGAAAGACTATTTCGATGTGTTTTATGATATGTACCCAGTATATGTAATGCGAGCAGATGGGAGTAAATCCTACTTGCGAGCTAACGTTAACAAGTGCCGTCATTTCTTCAACAGTAAATGTGGAAGAAGTTCTGCAATGGCAGAGCATTTAATCAATTGTCTAGATTATGAAGTTTCAAAGCGTATGCGAGAAGGTTCTATGGGCTATATGATGACAATGTGGAACTGGTTAACACGTAGTCAATGGGAAGCGATTGAGGAAGAAATGCAAGATACAACTAAACAAGCTGTAAACTCTTATGGAACAGAACTTATCTAATATAGTCCGTCCTATGAAGGTGGTTGCTCAAGAAGCAATTAACTATGTAGAAGGACGCAAGAATCACAATGTGGTTTCTTTGCAAACTAGATGGAAGAAGTTCAATAAGCAGTGTATGGGAGGTATTGAACCTAATACCGTTATCACCATAGCAGGTATTTCTGGAAGTGGTAATAAAATATCTATAAACTGCAACCAAACTGATTTCATGTTACGTTAATTTAGTATGAATACTAAATATAAAAACGAATATTACTTTGATTCTATTGACACAGAAGAAAAAGCTTATTGGTTAGGCTTTATCTACGCCGATGGAAACATATCAAAGCCAACAAGGAAGGTTGGAGATAAAATAAAACCGTACTATAGAATAGAAGTTTCTTTAAAAAAAGAAGATTCTTACCATTTGGAAAAACTTAGAACGGCTTTAGAAATGGAAGCATCTGTAAAAATTTCTCATACTAACTTTGAACAATCTACTCGTGCAAGATTAGGTTGGAATAGTAAACATATGTGGGAAACATTGAATTCTTACGGGTGTACTCCTTGTAAATCTCTTACTTTGACTTTTCCTAACATTAATATATTTAAAGATAAAAGGTTAATAAAACATTTTATAAGAGGATATGTTGATGGAGATGGGTGCATAAGTTTTTGTGATACTAATCATAAAAAAGCACACATGTCGATACTAGGAACGGAAAACATGTTGATTAATATACAACATTGGTTGCCGTTACAGTATGAATTACAAATTTTTGGAAAATCAAATGTAAAACAATTATCATTTGTTGGAAAAACAGCGTTTTATATAGAAAACTATCTATATAAAAACAGTAACGTGAAATTAGAGAGAAAATATGATAGATATTTAGAACATTGCCGTTTGTACTTGGAAGAGTACAAATTACAACTGGGCAAATACGGCGAACTTTGGGAAGAGACCGCCGTGGTAAATTCAGAGATTACGAAAGGCTCTGAGTCACTGTACAGCGTAGAGACTGAATAAATATAATGTCTCCAAGAGTGTCCGGTATCCCAACTGAAATAAGTGGATAAAAACGTACGCGGGGCTATGCCATAAGCAGTGAAGGGCATAGAAGTAAAGATAAAAAGCTTTACGATAACAAACCGAAAAGTTCATTCGTGAACTGTATCCAGACTGATTTGATAGAGCTAAATCCCGAAAGGAATGTAATAGTTCTGAACTTCTCGTTAGAGATGGTTGCATTTAGGCAAGTTGGAAGGACGCTTTCCCATAAGCTCAGGAAAACGACTTCGACTTTGTATAGCTCGGAAACGAGCCTTGACGACGCCACTTTTGGACAGGTCGTTAAAGTATGTAATCAGCTAAAGGAGTATCCTATTTACTTTGTAGATAGTCCTACTACTCCTATGCAAGTTCAAGAGATTATATTTAGTTTTTATAATACGTATGTAAAAGGTACAGGGAAACATTTCGTCATACTATATGACCACGCCCTGTTAACCAAACCAATCGGATCTGTTTTAGAGACGATTGCAGAGTTGCAACGTGTTTTCATTCAGGTCAAGAAATTGCCCATGACATCTGTTATACAGATTGCTCAGATGAATCGAAATATAGAAGCTCCTGAAAGGATTAATAATCCGCTGTCGCATTATCCTATGCGTAGCGATTTATCATCGTCTGATGCAATTTTCCAAGGCAGTGATTATGTCATGGCTCTACATCGACCAGAGATTTTGAACATCTTAGAATATGGTCCAAATCATTTACCTACTCAAAACAAGGTATACGTGCACATCTTAAAGAATAGAGATGCTGGTAAGCCTTGCATACTCGAATTCGAGAATGACCTTATGTTCAACAACCTCATTGAATGTTAATGCATCAGACTAGTATTAACGTTTTAAAAGAAAGGCTGAATTATGATTACAAAGTATACTTTTTCTCTTAAGGATAATAATAAGACTAACAATACCTTTTGCAGCAATTGTCCGCTGTATAGCAAGTCAACAGACTATTCTAAGATGCTTGATGATCTTATCAATGCTGATATAAAGGAGAAGAATCCTTGGTTGTTTACTGATAGTACTCCTAAGACTGAGACTATTAAGATTAAGATTAACGGTAATACCGCTAATACTTTCAAGATGACCGACGTGTATAACTTCTTCAACGGTTACAAGTTTACTAACAAGTGTCCGTTTATTAAGGATAAGATTTATTATCTCGCAGATGGTACTCCTTTCTACCTGACTGATGACTACATCACGATTGGTTTTAATACGTACTACTTCTACGAGTTCGGTAACCCCATTTTTATTAATGGTTTGACCGATAGCTTCAAGAAGACTATTGCTACAATTTACATTGATGGTCTGAAGATTACAATTAAGAAATAATTTAGTATAATATGAGCTTAGTACTACCAACACAACCAGTTCCTGCGACTTCGGTTAATCCTCAGTATCTTATACTGTATGGTTTACCTAAATCAGGAAAGACCAGCTGTGTTGCTCAGATACCTAACAATTTGATTATAGACCTCGAAGGAGGTTCTACTTTTATTGATGCTATGGCTGTACAAGCACGCACGATAGAGGACCTTGGTCAGATTGCTCAGGCTATTCGAGCAAAGAACGATGAAGTTGGTCATAAATTTTATAAACATATTACAATTGATAATGCAACTCGTCTAGAGGACATTTGCATGGGTTACGCTTGCACATTGTATCGTCAAACCGAACTAGGTAAAAACTGGAAAGGTAATGATGTTACGACGCTTGCTCGTGGTGCTGGATATGGTTATCTTCGAACAGCAGTGAAGAAGGTAATTGATATGTTCAAAGAACTCTGTGATGAGTTTATTCTTATAGGACATGTCAAAGACAGTATCACGGACAAAGATGGCCAAGAAGTCAATGCCAAAGAAATCGACCTCGTTGGAAAACTTGGGAAGATTGTCTGTGGAATGGCAGATGCAGTCGGTTACGTTTACCGGAAAGACAATGAAACTCACATTTCATTTAAATCCGGCGGAGATGGAACAATTATGGAAGCACGCGCTAGACATATCGCAGGCAAAGACATTGTTATCGCAACAGGAAATGATGATGGGAGCATAACAACATATTGGGATAAAGTTTATAAACCTGAATAAAATCTAAGGAACTATGTATAGTACAAAAACAGCAACAACAAACAATCAGGAGTTTAATAGCTCCTATATGCCAGTAGGTATTAACGAGAATATAACCTTGAAAGAGGTTAACGTTAAGAAAACTGAGAATGGTCGTGATTTCTTGGAGATAATCTTTGAGAATGAACAAGGCCAGACAGCAACTATGACTGAGTGGAAGAACGAGAAGAATATGTGGATTAAGACAGACGAGGATTTACAACGTCGCGATAATCAGCAGTTTGGTCGTATCTTACAGGTTATTGATGCATTTAAAGGTCACCATGATGAATTTGAAGGAAGTTCATTCGTCGAAATGATTAATTGGGTAGACGCTCAGTTAATTAATGAAAACGAACCATTTAATTCAGTCCGTCTTAAGGTGACTTATGATAAGAACGGCTATACTCAGGTATCTAAGAACGGTATTTTCGTTGAGTCTATGAATGTTGCAAAAGAAGAGTCGCAGATTAAGCTTTGGAAGAACGATCTTCTGGAGCGTCCCGTGAAGGCTGATGAAGAGAAGCCTAACGACCCGCTCGCTGGTAACAGTGCTCCGGTGACTGCAGACTCTACAGGTGCTGACGACCTGCCTTTCTAAGGATAATGGTCAGTGGTGGAAGACTGATAGGTTAATCCTGTCAGCCCCTTCAATTAAGCTTAAGCTTATGTATAGTACTAAAACAGCTATTACGATGACAATGAGTCTAAAAGACTTATTGGAAAAGCTGAGCGATTATGACATCTATAGCTATTACATAGGTTCATTTAAACCTGGAAAGCTTATAAATAGTCCTTTGAGACCAGATGATAAGATACCAAGTTTTGCTATATTTCCTAGTAAGACTGGCGATCTGTTGTTTAAGGATCACGGGACAGGAGAAGCAGGTAATGCTTTGAAATTTATAAAACTATACAAAGGAATTAATACACGAGAAGAACTTGAACAAGAGCTGTTACGCATCGTCCGAAAAATGAACCCGATGGGCGGTAAGGCGAGAGCTACAACCGTAAAAACGGTGGGTTTGGGGCTAACAGATATTGGAATAGTTCGTCAACCATTTACTGAAGTAGATAAGCAATATTGGAAGCAATTCCATATTTCTATAGATACTCTAAAGAGATTTAATGTGTTTAGCATAAAATACTTCTTGTGCAATAGTATTGTACGAGGAGTATATAAGAACGATAGTCCTATGTATGCTTATAAGGTGTATGATAAATTTAAGATTTATCGTCCTTTAGCAAATAAGTATACTAAGTGGAGAAATAATCTCACAGTAAGACATGTACAGGGATTAGAGCAGCTTCAGCCTGAAGGTGGAGACTTGCTTATAATAACTAAATCATTGAAAGATGTAATGTGTCTTACTGAAATGGGGTTTCATGCTATTGCTTCTGCAAGCGAGACTACGTTTATCCCAGAGGATATTCTAAAAGATTTACAAAGTAAATGGAAACACGTAATAATCGTGTATGATAGAGATGCTGCAGGAATGCAAAATGCTCGTCAGTATAGTAAGCAATATGGCTTAGATGCTATATTCGTTCATAAGAAGTTTAAGGCAAAGGACGTATCCGATGCTGTTAAAGCTAACGGATTCGTTGTTGTTAAAGAATGGTTAACTAAAACAGTAGAAAGATATGATTGATTGTTACATAAGTGCCTTTTTAGGTGCATTTGGTGGTGTATTTGCAGCTGAGTGGCTTAAATCTTACATTGAGCGCAAAATATACAAACGATATACTATCTGTCGAATAACAGTAAAGATAGATGAAGACTAAAGGCAGAGTAAAAAATGCGACTAAGGTCGATGCGTATGGACTACATTTCCGTAGTAAACTCGAACTCTATACGTATGAAGCTTTTATGAAAGCAGGAATACCTGTTAAGTATGAGCCAAAGCACTTTACTTTGTTACCTAAGTTCGATTGGATGGGCGAAAAAATAAGACCTATCACATATCTACCAGACTTCGTTGGACGAGGTTTTATAGTAGAATGTAAAGGTCTTATGGGGGATTCGTTCCCTCTACGCTGGAAACTCTTTAAGTATTATTTACACAAACATCACGCTAAAACAAAACTGTATCTGGTACGTAATCAGAAACAGGTTAACGAGATGATTGAAGAACTTAAGAACAGATGAGTTTAGAAGAAGCAAACAAGATAGTAACACTACATATGACTTATAATGCTAATGGATGGTATTGGGTAATAGATACTCATACACCATTTAAAAGCATCGTTGGTTATAACACATATTCTACTCCAGATGAAACGTTGGTAGAACTAAAAGAGTTCTTACGATACTTCACTAAGAATGTGTTGAAAGACGGTGATACTATACGAAAATATGTTGAGAAACATAAACCAAAGAAAGATGGAGATTAAAATTCCATATTACGAGGACTTAACCCGTATTTCAAACAGTAACATAGGCTGGTTTCTACAGAAGGGACCAGCCTATTTACATAAGATGTTAACAGATCCTCCTCCTGAGGAGAAGAATTATGTTCTAGAGCGTGGAACCTTAATCCATATGTATATCTTGCAGCCTGAAGAGTTCCGCAATACCTATGTGGTGTGGGACAAAAGTAGACCTACTTCTGCACAGCAGGAGAAGTTCTGTCAGGCACTAGCATCCACGCTCGAAATAGAGCCTAATAGAGCCATTCTAAGCGCTTATAAAGAGGCGTATAGTATAGCAGGAAAGTCGGAAGATAAAATGCTGTCAGAAGGCCTTAAAATAGCCTCTACGTTGAAGGATTATATAGACTTCCTGAAAGCAAATGATGGGAGAACTATGATTAGTCCTTGGGATGTTAAAATGCTTGAGAAAATTGAGCAAAACATTCGATCTCATAAACTTGCATCTAACCTCATAAAGGTTGATGAAGGTGTTTGGACAAGACACGAATTTCATATAAACTGGGAACACCTTACACCATATATAGTTGATATTGGTCAAAATGAAACAGAAGAAGGTTTTTATAAAATAAAATGCAAATCTTTATTAGACGGTCTCATTCTTGATTTTAAGAATAAGAAGGCTATTATCTATGACTTAAAGACTACACAAAAGTTGTGGCACTTTGAGGATAGTATAGACCAGTATGACTACTGTAGGCAGCTTGCTTATTACAGTATGGCTGTAGATTGGTATTTAGAAGAAGAGTGTAAAGAAGAACCTTTAGACTGGACTTATGAATACTATATTGTCGGTATAGATACTACTGGTAGTTATGAGATTCGTGTATTTAAAGTAGAACCATATATGGTACAATCCAGGATGGATACTATATATGATGCTTTAGACGCTATTGCATGGCACCAGATAAATAACAAGTGGGAACATAGTAGAGCTTATTATGAAGGTGATGGCTCAGAAACCTTAAATCTATGAGCACATTTGAGAAAATTGTAATACCTTTAATGTCAGACGAGTTTAAGAGTACTGATTTTACAGAAGCATGCGGGTTTGTAGATTGTTATACATGCGATCCAGATAAACCCACATCTGCCAATGAATTTTTCATTGTGTATGACGATAAAGTACGCAATGAATTTTCTATAGAACGAGCAAGGAGGTTTGATAAATCTCCATTATTAAAACGAACGTATATTAAGTACGTAGATGGAAATCCGCGTTTAGTATATTCGTTTTGGGTAAAATCAAGTATTGGTAAACTATATAAAGGAATTCAGAATATAACTGCAAGTCAGAAGGTAGATGTGATGAATTTTTGGGGACCTTTTGATAGGCAGTTTTCTGAATTTCTTGCTGGTAATTCTACAATAGGCGTTGATTGGAAACATGATATGCCTATTGCAGATTACATACCAAGTGACATTGAAGAACAAAACATAAAG